CCATGATTTTCCAACGTGTACGAACAAAGAATGCGCTATGATATACAAGGATGTATTAGACATGTCACCAGAATGGTCATTCTATGGAAGTGATGATCGCTCACAGAAGGATCTTGCCCGTTGTGGAACCCCGATAAATCCACTGTTATTGGAATCGTCTTTTGGTTGTAAAGTAATGACAAGTGGTAAATCATCATTTGAAATGCAGAAAATTCGGAAATGGACGCAATGGAATGCGATGCCTCATCGCGAAAAGGCACTTTATGACGAATTTCAGTTTATTACAACAATGGCGCATAACGCAGGCATACCCAAAATCTTCATTGATTGTGCGATGAAAATACATAAAGATGTATCGGAACAAAAGATGTTTCGCGGATTAAATCGTGATGGAATAAAAGCAGCGTCCATTTATATCTCGTGTCGTTTGAATGGGTGTCCGCGTAATGCTTACGAAATCGCCGAAATATTTGCTTTAGACAAGGCAAGTGCTACATACGGATGTTCTATGGCTGTGAATATATTGAATAATATTGAACGCGATAAGGATATTGATTTACAAACCACATTCTCTACAATTACACCAATGTCGTTTATCGACCGATTTTGTAGTAAACTCAATATGACTCAAGAAATGGTAATGTTGTGTAAATTTGTGATAAAGAAAATAGAGAAGAAGGATATTATTGCGAATAATATACCGCACGCAATTGCATCGGGGGTGATATACTTTATAGGACAATGTTGCAATCTTAATATAAGTAAGAAGGATGTTCGGACCACTTGTAATGTCAGCGAAGTCACCATTAATAAATGTTGTAAAAAATTAGTGGAACATCAAAACGAACTAATTCCACATACGATTTTGGAAAAATACAAACAACAATTTAGTAAATAATTGTATCCTTGATTGTAATAATTTTATAAGTGATTCCGATATTTTTTTCATTCTCCCATATTCCAGATATTTTAACAATATATTTAGACTCCACATCATTATTATTATCTTCTGAATGAACCTTGATATAGCCCGAACCTAGTTGTTCTTTGAGTAGGAATTTCAACTCCTTATTTTTTGAAAAATTATACATAGATAAAACATTATTCTCAATACCCGATAAATAGTCTATAATTTTATTATTTAAGACGTCATTGATATCAAAATTAATAAATGTCCGATTGTAGTTACTGTTAATATTTGTAACATTGATTGGAAAATAAAAAAATAATCCAGACATAGTGAATGTTGAATTGGAGTATATAATCTTAGTAAATAATCCATTTGTAATCTTATTTTCTTTTGAATCTAGGAAATCAATATAGTTATAGTCAATGTCGTCCATATATAAGGTAATAATCATTTCGATATATAGAATAGTGTAAATTCTATATATGATTTAATGTATATATTTGAAAAATGGTATAAATCGTCGTCTTTCCAAAGCGTTGTAATAATCATAAATGATATACAAGAAAAAAAACAAGATAAAAATCAAAATTATTTGTTCGAATGAATTATTAGTAAATATATCCATTTTTATGTAGGTATATAGTATAAATATATAATATAATGCCTACATCTATTATTCAATGGAAGGGACGAACATTTAATGAAGTTGTAACTGTAAAAAAGAAAAATAAGTCAACAATTCCCAATATGTTTAAAGCAAACCCATTAAATATATATCGTCGCGAATTAAATTCAGACAACTGCAATGAAAAAATAAATGCGAGTGTATTTATGATGGAAACACCTGGTGCTACAATAGTGAATTCAAAAGCATCCAACTGTAGTGGTTCTCAACAAGTTGTTGATTTTAATTATAACGAAAACAAATGTGAAAGTCCCTGTTCTGTGCCTGGTTTACCATTCTCAAAATCTGGTGATGCGTTAAGACGTGTAAGAAGTAGTGGAATGAATAATCGTAAATTCTATTCATCAACTAAGCAATATTTAGAAAGTCGTTCGCGAACCCATAACCAAAATCAATATTTCTATGTTCGTCAAGGTGATGACACTGTGAAACCAGGAACACCAGGTGCTACTCAAAATGTATATTCAAGTAATAGTACAACCCATTGTGAAACGTATACATTCGCATTAGATACTACGTTCGAATATCAATGGATAGATGGTAATTATTATACTGTTACTATACCCTCAGGCAAATACTATGATGCTGAATTAAATAATGTACTACAAAATGTAATGGTAAGTAATTTACACTATATTGTAGAGAAGATAGGTAATGTTCGTCTTACATTAATTCGTGTTTTCTATAATCATTCGTTAAAGAAAATGCAATTGGTTGTTACGCCTGCTGATACTACAATATTTGATACGAATAATTATCAATTACCCAAGGATGAATTTGGCGTAACAATTACAACTTGGACTATACCATCTGTAACTGTTGTTCCCGGATTACGTATAACCGCGAATGAATTTGTTATAGCAACAGGGTTTAGTTCTGGTGATTATCCCATTATCAATATTGGTGGTGTTCAAGATTTAAACGATGTTGTATTTTCTTCTCAATCTGAATCTAAAATTAAAACCCGTTATATTCCCCTTTATTATAAACCGAATAATCCTCAATACGGACAACAAGGTGCTGTGTCTTCAAGTTCTCGTATTCAACGATTAAAATACAATTCAATTACAAATTCAGCATACTCATATCAAACCGCATATGGAAAGAATGTCGCAAATGCGTTGGCATACGGTGTTCCTGCAAATGGATATACTATTAAAGACAAGATAGGTTACCCTTTGAAATGTACGCCTAAGTTCAACAGTGATGGTTCAATAACCCGATGTGTCCCCAAAACTTTTGCGAATATAATTTAATTATAATAGTAAATAAATAATAATATATTAATTATATTATTATAGATTGATGTATAATAATAGACATTATGTATTGGTAACAATAGAAGATGATAATACACGTATTCCAAAGGTTTTAGAAGACTATATTTATTCTCTTAATATATTTGATGATATAATTCATCTTTCAGAATTATCAATTAATAAATATTTACAAACAAAAAATATTTATGTATTTACACAAATGTGGTTACATACTGATAAAATAGAAAAAAACGTGATAGAACTTATGTTATCTCAGAACAGATGTATCTATTTGAATGTAGAAATGTTATCTGAGGATGTTCGTGTAAAACACATATTAAATTTAATAAAGGAAAACATCCAAATAGCAGATTACAGTATTGCAAATATAAATTATATCCAAGCATATGCAAAAGACCAACAAGTAGAAATAAAAAAGCCAATTGTCTATTTACCTTACCAATTCAACTTGCAAGACCAAATACAATTATATAATAAAGTAAATGAATACGAATACGATATAGGTATAATTAATGCATTACCGAAACAATCGGATACAGTAAATTCAAAATTAACATACAGGCGAACGAAGTTATGGAACGACTTACAAAGTAGAAATATGACAAGCATAAATATAATGGGGTGGGGGAAAGAACGCGATTCATTAATAAGAAAATGTAAGGTAATTATTAACGTCCATCATTTTGAATGTTTCAATATATTCGAACATATTCGTTGCGACAGATTACTATTTGCAAATAAGATTGTGTTATCTGACGAGTCTATATTGATGAATGATTTGGATATCTTTCCACACGTCCAATGGTGTAAATTTGACAAAATATTGGATATGGCAAAAAATATAGTGGATAATTTTGAAATGTATCAAGACAAAATAAACACAGTAGGATTGAAAAACTTAAGATTCCATCGTAGGCTGACATTACATAATGAATTAGATACTAAAATAAAAGCAAATTAGTTACAATATAGTAGTGATATATCATAAAAATACAGAATTATATTTATGATATAGAATATTCAAGACGCATATTTTACTTCTTGTACGGCTTGTACTTAACATCTGTTACTTTACCAAGCATAACAAGTTGATTGGAATCCATTACCGCAATACGACCAAGACCCTGACAATCGTCAAACTTCTCAAGATAAAGGGGCTGTTGGGGTTCAAATACAATTTCGGCACTTTCGGCACGCTCAAGGAATGGAGGATTCTCCATTTTTTCATTTCCGGTTTTCTTACCCATCTTCCAATGAATCTTTGTCATTTTACACGCGGATTTACCAGTTCTTACGTGAACGCAAGGCGAAAACCCCGGTTTAAGTTGTCCTGGATGTTCCTGGACGGCAATTTGTGCGGTGAAACTTTCAACAGGTTCAAGGACGCTGCCTTTTTGGAGTGAAATAACATCTCCAACCTTAGGTAAATTCGTTTTATCCAAACCCTTGATATTCATTCCCACATTATCTCCGGGTCCAGCACTCGGCCAACTTTTATGATGCATCTCAATACTAAATACCTTTAGATTTTCAATACCGCGAGGTGCAACACGTACAACATCTCCGGATTTAAGTGTTCCGTGCTCGATGCGTCCAGTAATGACATCACCGACACCCTTGATTTTGTAAATACCATTGATAGGAATACGTAAGTCCTTTTCAGGAAAACGTTTCGGGGGACGAACAAGCTTTTCAAGAGCATCGTAAAGTGTTACTCCTTCAACCACTTCATCTTTGGATACATTTGCCTTCCATCCCTTAAACCAAGGCATTTTATCAGTGGGTTCTACCAAGTTTTCACCAGCATATCCACTATAAGGGATAAAAGCGACTTGCTTGGGTTTGAACCCCGCTTGTTGAATCATTTTCGTCATCTCTTCTTTAACTTCATTGAAACGCTGTTCGGACCAATTACAAGAGTCCATCTTGTTTACACCGACAATAAGCTTCTCAATGCCAAGTAGTCCAAGCAGACGCGCGTGTTGTCGTGTTTGTCCTTGAACTTCTCCGGATGCGTGGTCTCCGCGTGCGATTGCTGTTTCAAATCCTCCTGCTTCTGCGGGTACAAGAAGGAGTGCGGCATCCGCACATCCAGCACCAGTAATCATGTTCTTAACATAATCTCTATGACCGGGAGCATCTACAATGGTGTAATGATAACTATCTGTATAAAATTCCTTTGTCGTGCAATTGATGGTAACACCGCGCTCACGCTCAGCTTTGTCTTTATCCATATAGTAGGCAAATGCGAATGAACTTTTACCTTGTTGGTCGGCCTCTGCCTGAAGCTTCTGCATTTCACGTTCGGAAATACCACCAAGCTTGAAGATTAGATGTCCCGTGGTTGTAGACTTTCCAGCATCTACGTGTCCGCATACGACAAGAGAAATATGTTGCTTAGGGGTATCGCTCATAAATAGTAGTATGTGTGGTATCTATGTATATATATATAATATAATATATACATACTCTTTATATATATAAAAAAAATAATTTATCTTACGAGAATACCAGGTATATTATTAAAAGGCACATTATATTTTTCGCACCAATGAATACATTTAATGATATTATTTCGCACCAATGAATGTTTCTTGTCTTCTGTAAATTCTTTCAATAATGTTAATGTATACGCAATATTTTCAAGTTGTTGTTGTCCGAAGATTGCATTATATTCTTGAATTTTATTCAAGAAGAATGAAGAAATATCAATATTTATAAAACGATGAATGTACTGTGTTTTATTATTTCTCATATCACTCATTGCTTGGTGTAATTTATGGTATATTTTGATTAATATTTCTGAATGGCGATGTTTACTGTATCTGAATTTTTTACAAACGATGTATTTTTCTGAATTTCCATACCGACTTGTATGTGGTTTAACAATATAGACCTTTTCATACAATGATGATAAAATATATAGTATATCTACTGTAGCTATTCTAAAACAATCAAAAATTTTTAATATAAAACTACCATTGTAATTTTGCATAATAATAGCATGACATATTTGTGCGAATAATAGACGATGAATATTAATTTCTTGGAGATTAAAGTTTTCGGAAAAATCAAATCCACCGTCAGCAGTAATAATATCCATAGAGTGTTTATATTTTACATAGTTACTCTCAAAATTGCGTACATCTAACAAATCTCCGGTATTGGTTGCGCCATTTTCGATTACAATATTGGGATGATTTCTCAAAAAATTCTGACTTTTTTTCCACGAAGGTATATTATCGTCCTGTTTATTGTCAATAATCGTCATTCCATAATATGTATCGGTTGGATTATTACGAATATTTAATATCGCTTCAATAAAACCACCTGGACCTTCAGCAAGATGAAATGTATTTATAGGTTGATTTGAATATTTTTCTAATAGTTTGAATAAATGAGTCATCTCAATCATTTTGAAATAAGAACGTGAAAGGGGTTTATATTTTGAAATATATTTTTTCTTATCTGGTATCAATGTATGAATGTATTCGTACGGATTGGTATATCGTTTTGTATTATCCCAGTTCAGTTCATTGTTTGTAATCTTTTCCTTAATACTATTCAAGTAATTAGAAAGCGAATGAGATAAATAAATCTTTGGTAATTCATCATTAAATTCAATATTAATTTGATTAAATAAAGTCAATTGTGAACTTGGTAAAATATAATATGTCATAATCGTTATTATGATACATTAAAAAATGTTTATATTGATTTACAAGGTAAAGTAAGCTTAGATTACACGTTTTCTACCAGTTTTTTTGGATTTCACTGGTTGTTCTTTGACAACAATATTGGTTTCATTGTGTTCGTCATTTTTAGTTGGCTCCAAATCAACCATTTCATAATTTTTCATTGCCAATTTCATAATATTTTGTCCGTCTACATTTCGCACTTTTTTGAAAATCATATATCGGTTCAAAAATGAAATTTTCTTTTCGTTTGGGGACATATCCAACGCTTTTCCATAAAACTTCGTATTTTTCTCTTTTTCCATTTGCGAGTATAATGAAGAGAATAGACCTGAAGAGCTTGGCATATTAATTTGACTTGCTTCTTCAAGACTCAATGGTATAAACCCATAATCTTCCATTACACTAACAAGATAATTATAATTCACAAGATATTCAATAAAGTATTTATTAATTGTTTCTTGATAAACATTGATGCTGTAGCCCAATGAATTTTCATCATCAGGAAACCCAGTTTCGTCGTATTGTTTTGATATTTCAAATATTTTTGTATCATTTTCTTCCAATATCACGCCTTCCCCTTTTTCACTATTTGTCAATAGTTTAAATACTTGCGTTCCATCATAACAAGTCGCAATGAAATGTCCGTCTACACTAATGGTTTGTGATAAATTATTCATAAAGTTATGTAGAGTGTTTTTATTCTCAAACATATAATGAAGAGCAAATTGACACGAACCAACATCAAATCCATTCGCACCTATTCCGTGGCTCTTATTCACACCTTTACCAAGTAGCATTTTTTCTTTGGGAGAAATACCAAACACTGCGTTTGATACGTTTTTGTCTTTTTCATTTGCGAACGCAGAACCGTTTTTGATATTCAGAGTTGAATCACCAACAACAAAGAGAGCATCAAATAATTTGTAAGATTCTTTGTATTTATTGATATATCGAGCACAAGCACCATCTATTTTATTATGTATATTATCTCTTGAAATGTCAATGCCGAATACAAACCTGGGTTTATTTTTCATCCATTTTGACATATCGCCGGCTTTACCAACTGAATAATCAATAACTGTATTTCCCGCATTCACAACGCTACCAATCAAATTATTCTTCACATATAGATTATGGAAATCTCTTAATCCACGCGTATATGAATGACCGGTCTTTCGGTTATAATATATATCTGCGTTTTGATAATATGTTGGAAAATCTTGTCCGGTGCGTAGCATATGCGTAGTAATAGGATAATGTATAGAACGCCAATTATTATTTGCTACGTGATATGCATTCCCGTAATTCTTGATTCCGTTTTGTAGTTCATTTGTCTTATCATACCGAAGACGCAATGGCACCCAATTCCAACCTTTTTTATTATCCAATACATATTGAAATTCTACAATCATATTTTCATCAAATGGCTCTCCTTCTTCTGTCATCATTACGCCATTTTTCAATAATATATTACATATATGTGCGTCAGAATCATATGGGTCAGTAGGAACAAATGGTACAGGTTTATAGTTAGAGACGTCGTCTTTGTCTCTGTTATTACTCATATTATCTTGATAAATATCTTCACACGGATTGAGATAGCCGTGTTTTGTTTGGTCGTATCCGCATCTCAAAGTAAGTGTTTTATATTTACTCATCTGCGTTGTTTGTTGTAAATTGGAACCGTCTTGATAAATATGATGTATTTCATCTTGGTTGCTATTATCTTTCTTTGTAGATACAAGGAAATCGATTGTATTGAATTCGGGAGGTTTCCATTTGAATGAATGCATCCAAGATACTTTGAAATTTGAAATTTTGTCACCCTTCTCGTTTATACCTACACCAATTTCATTAGGAGTAAAGATTATACCATCTGTTGTGTACTCATATACTTCGTCGTCAATGTTTGAAAATATTTGACTGCAACAAGTGAATATGTTTCGTGTAGGACTTGAAATATAGAAGGTCTTTACATTAACACGTAATTTAGTATCAAGTGTATTTATAACAGGAGTGAATTTCAGCGACGAAATGAGTTGTTGTAAATGATATAAACGAAATGTAGTATTGCCTTCGTCAGTAAGGACAAATGGAATATTTCGTACATCCTTTCCGTTCATATAATATATATCAAAGCACGCGTACAAATTGATGTATTTCTTGTTTTTATCGTATTTAATATATTCACCATCAATCAATGTTCCAAATATATCTTGCTGTGTAGTGATTGTTCCTGTAAATATTACTTGCATATTTGTGTTAATCATATAAATCTTACCTACCTTTGAAATATATAGGAACCGACGTTCACCGTCTGCCTTATCTGTAACACAGTATTTATTATTTATATTTGGAATATTACTGTCATTTTCATCAACCACGTTTTCAATTTGTAATGTATAAGAAGATGGACCAATAAAGTGTTTTGGTGAAACAAATTTGGGGATTTCATTTCCATGAACCATTGATAAGTATTCATTTATTATTTCTTTTTGTTCGGTGTATGTGATTGGGAATTTTGTATTTTGCATACCAGACATGATGATGCGTATAACTTTTTTTATTGATGCTGTCAACTTATTTGATGTGTCGTAATCTGAACCTACACCAACGGAGTTATTATTTACTTCCATTTCTATTTCATAATTTTCAATGTTGTTAAACACATTGGATTCTTGAATAGTATAGTGTGGCACATATTGTTTATTTTTTTTTGATGATGATTTCACTATACTTACATCAATATATATGGGATATTTTTTGTGATAAAAACGAACTCTGTTAATGAGACGATATACTTTCTTAGACTCGCTCCATTTTTGGATAATATTTTTTGCGATATTTGAATAAATATTGAAATCATTTTCCGTCTGGTATGCAACACGGAGATTGTATTGTTCTACATTGATTGGATTCAATCGTTCGCCATTTTTATCATTCGCATACATCTTCTGTGTGAATTTTAGTTTATCTGCGTTATTGGAAGCCATATCAATAATTTTTTGTAAACTGTTATGAATACAATATTCTTTGATGACATCATCCCCGACTAACTCAGCACGTATATTTGACATACGAGTTGTTCCAGTTCGTTTATCAATAAATTCATTTGTCATACGCAACATGTTATTGCCGTCTTTATTTTGTGTTTCAAAACCACACGACATTATATATTTGATTACATTTTCATAGTCTATACGATTAACTGGCTTTCCTACACGAGGATTAGTTCCGAAACGAATCTCAAACTCATTCATTTTATTGCCCGATAACAATGGTTTATTTTCTAAATATTTTTGAACGAGTTCTTCCAGATTCATGTTATTAGATTGATTAGATGTCATATATAGTACTATTACATATATTTATATCATTTCAATTTTTAGAATAGTAAAACTTGAAATAATTTCATTACCATGCGATATTTTTGTATATCTCTGTATATAGCTCATCCTTCTTTGTTTTGTCGTGATTAATTTGAAGTTTTTCAGCAATTGTTTTTAAGTCGTCAACTTTATACGATGATACGCCTTTCATTGGTTTATCATATTTATGTAATAGTATATATGTGGTATAGATTGCGTTGATTTCATTGTCATTCATGTTTTCTTTTGATATGTTGAAATATTTTCCTTTTCTTATTTCTATCAAATGTGTAATGTCTCCATTCATATCATTTTTGAAATGGAAAAATGATTGTTTATCTTTATTCAATATGATAATGTTGTATCTATAATGTGTGATGAACGCATACATCAAAACATAATCAATATTTTTGTTTGAATATGAAATAAGGTCGCTCATAATTTCTTGGAATGCTACATTAGTAATTTTCATATTACAAGTCTTTACTAAATCCCTTTTGTTATATAGATTGTCGTATACTTTCTTCTTTTCGTTAAGATATGCATTTCCATAATTAATTTGTATTTTCATATATTCTAAATATCCATGATGTAATATATATAGACACCAGAATAACGTATCCCGATGGTCTATTTTGTATTGTTGTTGATTCATATGTGAGCGACTGTTATTCATTTCCGCGTTTGTATTAGTGATATTATTTTTATATACATCTACTGTTTGTAATTCGCGTTTAACCTTCTCATGTGTATTTCGTTTAATTGTAGTTGTTGATACGCGATTTGATAGTGAATCAAATGACTGTTTTAATGTATCTGTAAAGAAGTAACGCTGTAAATTAGTAATATCAAAACTATTACTAATTTTATCTCCGTGTATATGACTTACAATTAACTCTACTTGATTATATAGCATTGTGTGTTGTTATTATATACACAGCATATACCTTTATACTTATACCATAAAATATATATGAGTAAAAATTAAAAAAACGAGCTTTGATATTCATGCTTTTTATCTTCTTTCTCCTTCAACTCACATTCTTGGTTCTTAAGGTGGTCTATATATTCATTTAACTCGTTTATCACCGTTTCATCAGTAATATTCGATAAATTTACAAATGAACCATTCTTGTTTTCGCTAATAGGGATATTATGCTTTTTAAAAATTTTATATATATCAATATGTTGAGGTTTATCGCATTTTTCAATATATTTTTTCAATGACTCCATATTATATAAAAAATAATAAGAATTGTATTTATACTATTTTCCTAATCATTATACATTGTTGCGATAGATGTAATATACGGGTCATTCAATTCAAAGCGACTTCCAAGAATCTTACATTTAATTTTACTATTTTCTGTTAAATTATTGAATTTGTTATTGTTAAAATGATGGTCGCGTGCAACAAACACTTGTAATGGTACATATTCATCATTATCAATATATTCACAATGAATTCCTGCCTTGGTAATCGTCTTTACATTACATTCAATTAACATTCCTTCTACTGGATTGCATACATAACATTCCAATACACAATGAAAGCATATTTTTTCTCCCATTACATTACCCGCACTATAATTAATAATATTGATAGAACCTTTTTTGATAATACCTTCACTGATACATTTATCTTCCAAATCATATTTCAACTTTGTCTCCAGATTATGTTTCACGTTTTTACCAACCTCATTCATATGTAGATAAACTTTTCTTTCTAATAGTGACTGAATAAATATGCTATAAAGTTTATTGTCGCTCATAGTTATTCTGTTTATATAATAATATTTATATTATTATGTAAATCATATTCAATTTTACTGATTTATATTTTCATAACTTGTGAAAGTATTGTTTCATCAATGTCAAAGAAATAACGTTTATTCCTATATTTAATGTCGTCTAAATACCGCAAAAGGAATTCCATAAATAGACACAGTGTTACTCTCGTAACCGTTGCATCATTCTTTGATTTATCAAAAGCCTTATTAATATCCAATAAATGGTGTTGTAATATTCCATGGAATCGCATATCTGTGTCTCTAACAGGTTCGCTACATTTACTTCCATCAACTATGCATTGAAGACGTAGAATAAAATCCTTGTAATTTATTGTGTTGCAGAAAACACCCTTATTGCTCTTATATTCACTTTGGAGTGTTTTTATTTTTAAACGCGATTCTCTATGTTTTACTTTTTCATTAAAACCAAACATCGTCCATATCTCATTTCTGTTCTTCAAAAATTTATCACTTATAGGTATTTTCAAATTTTCATAGTCAAGTCGGGAACCTGGAGTAAGGGTATCTTTTCCTATTAAATAAATCTTATGTTTTTCATTTTCTGTTAATACAAGATATTTCTTACTCTTAAATACTACGATTTTATTAGCTAAATAGCTGTATATTAATTGTTCTTTGTAATCGCTCCTATCTTTTTTGTAATAAACAACATTAAATATGGTTATCTTATCAGCAATATCAAGTTCATCCAATATTTTATAATTCAGATAAACAATGAATTTCTCTTTTTCCATATTAATACCGTTAAACATTAGTTCTTGAAATGTATTACTTGTAACAATACTGGACCAGTGTTTGGTAGATACCGGATTATCAAGTTTCACAAGTTTATTGATTTCTTCCATTTTACTTATTATTGTATTATAATCATTATCTACCGATACAATTTCTGTTTCTTTTGCGTTTTGAATTAATGTTGTATTTTTATCCAATGTCATATATTCGTTCTTGAAGTCGACAGGGTGTATACGCTCAAACATTGATATATTTTCATTACCAATGTCTTTTGGTTGGAAAGCGTAATAATCCCCTTTATTTATTAGAAATCCTTCACGTTGGTGTTTATCAATTATAATATCGCTATGATTATCAACCATATTGTAGAGAACATAAAATATCTGTTCTTTCGGATACTCTTGTTGAATATTGATTTCTTTGATAAGTTCATCTTGTGAATATACAAATCGTTTCTGAAACAGCCCTTTGATGCGACTTGAAATCATAGAATAGTTGGCATTCGCAAAGTATTTTTTATAGTTTGAAAAATTTATTTGTTTCCCATAATCACGAGTTGCACTACACGTATATTCGCAATTATCTTGGTAATCGCATAAGTCAGTAAAAGGACGGTCGCCTATTTTGTATTGGACTGTTTTACCACTGGATAAGCGTATTTCCATATCCTTATTCTCCATTATTTTATTAATATTTTCCATAGAGAAATTTGTTTGAGAAATATTTAATTTACAATCTATAGAAACGGACTTCAACAACCGGGTAATATTGCCTATTTTCTCGGCTTTGTATTCGGCATTTCTATACATATACACATCGGGTGATTCATGTTTCAGTGTTTTGTCCTGTGAAGTATACAAGTAAATTTCAACATTTCTATCTTCAAAATCCAGAGCACAATGACTTCTGTTTCTAACACCACGTCCAATAATTTGCTCTGGTCTATTCATATTATACCACGGTTCAACAATATGTATTTGACGAATGAATTTGAAATCAACGCCTTCAGCTACGGCTTTTGAAATGATGACTACCTTTACAAGTTCTCCATCTTTATTATCAATATTTGTAATTGTTTGTAAATCAAGTTCATTATTGGGTGAAAAATGTTTATCGCCTGTGATTATGCAATATCTTGCAGGTTTAAATGGTTCAGACGCATTACGTGGCTTTAATTTCTTGTAATCGATAGGTTCCCGAATAGTTTCTTTGAAAAGGTTTTTATTAGACTTTTCGGTTTTAGAATATCTGGAAAACCCCATCTCTTCTAACATTAGTGCAAATGGTATAATACTTCCTTCTATGTGATGAGAATATACCAGTACTATGCCGGTAGATTTTTTTATTTTTGAAGATATAGATGAGAACTTACCGCTGTATTTGGAAATATTTTCTGGGTTGAACACTCTACCGTGGTTTTCAATTGTTTCTGGCTTGTATTCATAGTCATATTTCATTGGTATAGTATTGTCTGTTTTGAAGTTCATTATACGCAAAAACCCTTTTTTACCAATATCATATGGTTCGTCAGTACTGTTGGTAGGGTATACAATAGTAGTAGCATCAATTGGTTTCTGTAATAATGAATATCCAATGTTCTCTATTTCATCAAATTTCTTTTTCACAAACATATTTTTTGTTTGTTCTGGAAGACCATCTATAAGTTCATTATAGTATTTTAATTGGAAACTTCCCATATTAGTATTATAAATCGGTATATGTGATAATGGAATATTGATATTTGCACCATTGAATTGTGTTTTAGGTATTTTTGTAATTATATTATTGTCTGGTTCAAAATGCTCGGGATAGATACGAAACGGAAAAGCATATGGGTTCTCGCCACGTATGTAAGAGACATATCCAATAAGTTTGCGTTGTAGTAATTCACTTCCACTTTCTGGTCGGTCTTCACTTTTCTCGTGAAATACGCCGTCCGAGTCAAATATATCATTTTGTGTGATTGTGCTTCTGTTATCATTCACATTCAATAGATTAGTCAACCATATAATTTCAAGGTGACTATTAAACATTGGTGTTGCTGACAATAATAGTAATTTCATATTATGGCTATTCTTAGCAACCTTCATTAAAAGTTTCGCAGTTTGTTTATTTGTATTGTCATCTGTAATACGAATATTATGAACCTCATCAATAATGATTAAGCGGTTATCAAAAAACGTTTTGATTCTCCTTTTTTCAAGTGCCTTCTTTACATCGGCGTCAGCTTGTAATTCGCTTACGGTAATCTTTTTCAATATATATCGCGAGAACTCAATATATCCCATAAATTGGTAATATTTTTTGATAATATTTTTAATGTTATTAATCACTTTTGATCGGTCAAGACCTTTTACATCATTGGGATTAATTTCCTGAAGTAAAGAACGTCCAATACAACTATGAAGATTCCAATGTTCTCCGTCTAATTTCAGTTTACTTTCGTCAAATAATTGGTTATAAAAATTCTTCTGGACGTTGGGAGATGCAACAATAATGATTTTTTGTTGGGCGTTAGTTTGCATCATATATTTACGCATATCCTCACTAATACCAATCGCACTACACGTTTTACCAGTTCCAACGCCATGATATAATAACAAACTGTTATATGGTGTATGTTCGGACAAGTAACTCTTTACAAACAGCTGATGCGGTAATAATTCAAATTCCGCACTACACATCTTGTTTGCAAGTTCTTTAACATTACCGAGAATTCCATTATATTTTGTATCAGAAAACTCTTTAAAAAGTGAAATTTTACTACTAAAATTTGGGTCATTGAGCGTGGGATAGTTATTTGTGTTTGTGTCATTTTCTAAATTATCATTGTATTCATCTTTTTCTATTTGTTTTATTAATGAACCATCTACTAATGCTTGCTTTGTATATTCATTTTGTATATCCTTGTCGTCCTTGTTAATAAGTGATAATGGTATTTTATCAGATAGATCGAATAAATTATATTTCTGTTTAACACGTTCGTTTTGTTTAATCGCATTATAACTTGCCATTTTACTTTGTATGGAAATAGATTTAGACATTGGTAATGGTTGTTTTTTTTTTAAAATTTCTTGAGTTGGAATTTCTATATTTGCGTCATCATCTTGCTTTTCTTTTTGATAGTTTTTCTGCAATTCAAGTATTTTATCAACCAATCGTGATTTAGTATTAAGAAATACATATTTATCTTGTGGATCTTTTAATTGCAGTATATGATAGATGTCTCTTACTGATCTAGAGTTTATATTTAAATAATCATCCTTTGTAAATACCTTTTCTTTATTATAAATGAAATCGTTGGTAGTATATTTGATACCTGTTTTTTTTTCAAGTTCACTAATAATAGACGATATAGTATTTGAAGTTCTTCCCTTTTTTTTTACTTCAATATCATTTGTTTTATCTTCTAATACATCGTCAGTTTCATTCTTAAGCCGGTCTTCGTATTTTTTCAATTTAACTTCGTCATATTCTTTCTGAGTGCGTTTATTTTTGTATTCATTATCGATTGACTTACTTGTATTAATATTTACTGGTTCGCATAATCCCGTTTTTCTATTTTTTTTTGTACCCTTGGGACATTTTTCTTTTATCTTTTTTGTTTTATTTTCACTGTTAAATACGTTAGTAATAGCAGTAATGAGTGGATTATCTGTAGTTACATCAACGTTTTCTGGCTCTAAAATAGTTGCCAATTTTTCGGATTCGCGTTTTATTTTTTTATTACTTTTACATTTGAAATTATCATCGCGTATAAAATCATCCGGACATACTTTAACACAACGTTTTGTTTTTGGATTTAGTTCTGAACCCTCTTTGCATTTCTTATTATTTGCTGTATCAATATTGTCTTCTTCTATATTATTAGTATTATTCATTATATAATACTAATAGAGATTTTACATTTCAAATAATCGATATGTTTTTAACAATGAATTGATATTCGTTAATATATTCTTCTTTTCTAAATTATAATCACGAATATGTGTCAAAGCATCTTCATACGTTAACCATTTGACTTGACTTACTTCGCTTTTTTGATGATTATATGTTTGATTGCTAATATCATAGTCAATATACGCAAAAAAATATTTGTGTTTATATGATTTATAATTTGAACCTGTAAAAATCTCATCAGATGGTGTAATATTTGATACATTATTAAGTAGATTTGGTTGATATCCTGTTTCTTCACAAAATTCCCGAATAGCACAATTATAGTCATTTTCCTGAAAATTTCTTCGCCCTTTTGGAAATCCCCATTCCGGATATATCCATTTTGTCTTGGATTTTTTTATTAGTGTCGAGAATGATATCATTTCATTTGTATATGAATCTATATACCCCTGTTTCAAATTATTAAATTTTTCAAGCGATAATGAGTACTCATTTCTGTATTTTTTATTATTATGTGACATACTCCATACATTCGTCCATAGGTGATTAAAATCGTACTTGAGTATATTGACTTTCTCCATAATTGACATTTGGTTAATCATTGACAAAATATACTCGTGATTGTATACGTCATATTTTCCACGTATTAAATCAATGTACCCTAAACTATCCTTACGACAAATCATAAGATATTCCAATTCATTTGATTTATTCTTTCGGAAAGCAATAATACCATTACTTGTGATTGGTAGTTTACATTGATGATATAGATGTCCTGGTTTTCCACAATTATTACAATAGTTATCCATTCTATAATGGTATATAATGATACCTTTATGTATAGTACGTAATATTTGAATATACACATACACTATATATGTCAACAAGTAATCCTGATATATGGGGTCCTCATTATTGGTTTTTTTTACATACCATATCCTACAATTATCCAACCAAACCGAATAAGGTTTTGAAAAGAAAATATTATGATTTTATTATGAACTTTCCTGTATTTATACCGGATAGTAAATCGCGAAAAACATTCATGGTATTATTAGATAAATATCCAGTATCTCCATATTTAGATAGTAGTACAGACTTTCAAAAATGGATCCATTTTATTCATAACAAAGTAAATGAAACATTAGGAAAACAAGAAATTTCACGTAAAGAAGCATATATGAAATATTTGTTGTTGTTTGAAGACCGGAATCAACAGTTAATGAAGGTTCTCAATATAAAAAAGAACTATATTTACTTGTTTTATATTGTAGTATTATTGATTCTAATATATCTTTATTTTGTAGAATAATATAAAGTCATTATATACAAATGAGAATTGAACTATATTTTTTATTAATAACATCATTAGTCATATATAATATTCATACAGATGGTAAATACTTGAAACTATTATTATCAATGAAAAAATATTATCATATGGTGGGAGTAGCAATAGGTTCGTATATGGTATATTGGTTAATCAAGAAAGATCCAACAAAAGCATCTCAAATCGTAAAATCTACAAATGAATACTTGAAATATATGCCGGTTGATAAAAATACTACGGATGTAATCAGTCCTTTTTTGAACTTCACATCCACACATCTTGGAAACAGTAATTCAAAAGAAGAGACATCAAAGCAAGTATTAATAAGTTCTGGTAAAAAAGGTACAAAACGTTCTGTTAGTGAAACAAAGAAAAAGTATGTTGCATCAAACCAAAATTGGAAGTGTGGGAACTGTAATAAACAATTAACAGCATGGTTTGAAGTAGACCACAAAGTTAGATTGGAATATGGAGGGTCAAATCATGTTGATAATTTAGTCGCTTTATGTAGAGAATGTCATGGTGAAAAAACAGCAATGGAAAATATGTAATATATATTATACACATTATATATATATTATGGATAATGAAGCATTAATACCAAAATTAAAGAAAAATACCTCCGAATTATTTGAAAAATTTAGTGGATTCGTAAAACATATATTTACTAACGATAAATTTATACAAGATACAAGCATATTGGTAGGTATAATAGTAATTACAATACTTATATACGTGTTTGATAAGTATCCAAATTTCATATATGATAATACCGAAACAATATTTTATGTCTCAATCATTCTTGTACCACTATATTTGGGAATGTCTGGTTTGAATATAGATACGGAGAATATAATGAAATCTCAATCAATGTATTATATATATTTGTTAATAGCTGCGTATTCGTTTATAATGTTTTATAATTACGTTGATTTTTCTAATTATCAATTAGGAATGGCCCAATATATATTATTAATACTTATATTTGTATCAGTAATCGGGTTCTTAGCAATTGCTTATCGTATATTTAATAATTATTTACGTTCATTAGACGGCACACTTGGTTTTATATCGTATTTTATTTTTTACATTCCTTGTTTGTTAAGTGATTTCATTACATACATATTGAGCGAATTTAAATCCACTACAAATGATGTATATATCCTATTTTTATTGGAACTTGTTGTAATACTACTCATTGTTTATTATCCTGATATAATTGATGCGATTTATAATAGTAGCAGCGACATTGTTTTATTATATAAACCTGATTATTTAAATAAGAGAAAAGCCGTTTATAACTTGGAAGATTTAAAAAAAGAATCTGTATATATAAATTCTGAATTAGCAAAGAATAAAGGCATAAGTAAAAACTATTCCATATCGTTATGGGTATTTGTAAACCCAGAGGCGTCAGTCAATCCGAATAATGAATATACGTTATTTAGTTTTGATGGAAAACCTGAATTGAAATTCAAATATAATAAAGTGAATAATGATGATACTGACGCATCTGTAATATTGAAGGAAAAAGACAAATCATATGTTTATCGTGCGTATTTGTCAAATGTCCCGAATTCCAATAGCGATTTAGACTTTATTGATTTGAACGCACCGATTCAAAAATGGGTGAATTTTGTTTTCAATTATAGCGGTAATAATGTAGATATTTTTGTAGATGGAGAGTTGCAACAAACCAGAATATTGGATAATTTACCTACATTTAGTGATTTTGACACTATTACAATAGGAGATGATTTAGGTATTTCAGGGTCTATATGCAATATCAAATACTATACAAATAACTTAACACGACGTCAAATCGCTCAAATGTATAATGTATATAGTAATTTAAACCCGCCTATACTGTAAATCCAATATACATTAAAAAATATATTATATGGTAAATATATAATATATAAATATGAACTACTCATTAGTTATTATTGGTGTCCTTATTGTTGTCATTCTATACTTATTATATATATACCTATTCGATACATCGAATGAATTAAAGGATTTTGTAAAAATAGACCAGGCGGTTGCCGTCGATGTGAATAGTCCTACAAGCACACGATACGCATATGGTATATGGGTGTATATTGGCGAATGGAAGTCTTCTGGCGTTAAAAAAATATATTCTCACGGGGAAATTACAGAAACTGATGGCTCTACTAAAATGAATGGCGGAGAATTATATTTAGAAGCATTAAGTCCTACATTGAAATACAAAGACTCTGACGGAAACGATGTAGCGATTACGGACAATTTTCCCGTTCAAAAATGGACGCACATATTGGTAAGTATAGACAATAATATTGGAGATTTCTATTTAGATGGTAAATTAGTGCGTTCCGCAGATATGGGAACTACAACAACTCCTTCTTCACCAAACGTAACAATAGGTGCCATTGCCAATACACATATTGCGAAATTCACACGTTGGACCACACCCATTAATCCTCAAGCAGCATATGATGTATATATGAAAGGGAACGGTCAAACAGGAATGTTACCTGCTTATGGTATTGATATTTCGGTATTTAAAGATAACATCGAACAATCAAAATTCAAATTGTTCTAAAAAAAAATATAACATTACCTATATATATATAAGTAATGTCTGAGGAAACGAATTATCAAAAATTTACAAATACATTACAAGATGGATACGAAAATGTCGCCGAAACAATTACGTCAACAAAGGATAGTATGAACGATTCAATTAGTGGCTTCTCACAAGGTGCGGATGATGTATCTAATTCATATTTACAATCCAATACTGTTGTTGCTAAATTCGCGTTTTTAGTATTAGTCATTATTCTTTTTGTTGTAATTTTGAAACTTGGTATTTGGTTATTGAGTTTTTTCTTATCTCCCAAAGAAAGTCCATATGTAGTAAAAGGTTTAGTTAATGGTGGCGAAAAGATTATCGTTTCATCCGATCCGAAGGACGCAAACTCTGTGCCTATATTTAGATCAAACAATGAAAGTAATGGTCTTGAATTCACATGGTCTAACTGGCTATTTATAGATTCAATACCTACAAATAATGATTATCATCACATATTTAGTAAAGGAAATGACGAATTCAACACAGATGGTATAGCAACTGTGAATAATGGACCAGGACTATATTTAACAAACCAATCTCAAGATGGTGCGAATATAGCAAAATTACATGTGGTAATGGACTCAGTTCAAATGAATGATCCTAATATTACACTCGAGATAGATAATATCCCAATTAAAAATTGGGTCCATGTTGCTATTCGTATTAAGAACACAATATTGGATGTATACATAAACGGCACAATTGCTGGACGTATCGTATTAGACCATGTTCCCAAACAAAATTATCAACCCGTAATATTAAGTGGTAGTAATAAAACAATGTCCGGTAAAATATCAGATTTACGATACTTTAATCGTGCGATTGATGTATTTGAAATAAACGCAATTGTATCTAATGGACCGAATCTTACCACAAGCAGTTTATCTGATGAATCAAATAAAGGTGGTAATTACTTCACATATTTATCAAATAATTGGTATACAAGCAAACTCTAAATCTATATGCATAATATATAATTTCAATAATATATTATGGCTCAGCCCAGTACTATTGAAATACAATGTAATCAGCGAAACAAATATCAAAACATTATTATTCCAAGTTCTCGGTTTGAAATGCTAAATCCGTATATTGGTTCTCAATTTAGCCCTTTTGATTTTGATATGCGTCGTAAAGCGGAAATATTAAAATATTCAAACAATGCTTCTAATTCAAAAACAAATAACGATACAACTAATCAATATTTTTCCAGGTTAGTTAATACAATTAGTAAAGATAGGAGTTATCCCAAATCGTCGTATATAAAAAACATATATATCAGAGACTTAGACGGATATTTGGAATTTTATGTTATACCAAGTGCGATTAATTATACTTGCAATACAACTAATATTGTTAAAACCCCGTCGTCTAACTCTAATGTACCAGGAAATATAGAACTATATGAAGACAAATCAGTTCCTTTATATAAATACAAAGATTTCAATAATTATGCGGCTGTTGCTGATGCGATAGCTTACAATATATTAATTAATTCTGATATTAATTATTTAGTTATTGAAAAATCTCAACCCACCCAAGTGTATTATCTTTATTCTAATAATGCCATAACAAATAACACCCAACTAACATTAAAAATTCCAATATCCCTTTATGTGAAAGGGGTTGCAAGTACGAACGCACCAATACAAAATGGAGATAATATTTCACAACAACTTTCATTTACTATCAATTATATTGATTTTTCACTACATTACAATCCAGAATTATATGATGGACTATCCAGGTCAAGACGTATCGGTCCAAATAGAGTATCTGTTAATAAGAACATTACACTTGATATTAGTTTTCAATATCAAGATATAGATAATAATCATTTCCAATATATAAAATACTTGGATACTATTGACGTGTCCCTTGAAAATATAGACACTTCAAATAAATTCATATATGATATCTATGTAGAAACAGATATTACAGAAAATGTGAATAGCCTTATTAATTTTGATACATCATATGGTATAATTTTCAATGTTGAAGATAATTACGATGTATCTGTAAATACCTCAACACATAGCATAAATCCCGATCCATTAAATACTGGATATGCCAATTATCAATTAGGTAGTAATAATGCGGACATTGTTGAAACTATTTTCAAAAATAAATACTTATCCGATTTAATTACGTTGTCGCAAACAACATATCAACAACAAATAGATATAAGTGAAAATATCGCATTAACAAAATATTCATATGTCGACGTTGAAAAATATTATAATAATACGAATGACGATCATTCAAATGTATATATATTGAAACAGACAAAGCTAACAAATATCATTTATAACGTTCAAGATATTCGGTATAATCCAAATGTTTATTATACACTAACAAATGGCATATACTATTTTGTAAATATACCTACAAGTCACCCAATTGCGATTTTAAACCAAAATCTAGTAGATGGAAATAGTAATTATTTGATTGCATATTCAAATAATAACGATGTTGGTTATAATCAATATACCAATGGTGTCAATAATAACTTTAATAACACACAACAATATCAAGTAGGTCCATTATCTGTTGATGTAGGGAATAGTGATCCTGAAAATGGCGATTATATATTCATGTATGGAACTGTAAAGGTAGAAGTGGTTGGAGATTTTGATAAAGCAAGTATATATTGTTATAATCACGGGTTTATGGGTAATCGTTATATTTTAAGATATAGAAGTTACTAATTTCAAATAACATAGTATAGTTATATTATGTTATTTATTGTCTTTGTCTGGGTTGCATATTAGGCGTTTGTGTAGGATTCATGCATATTTCTTGACTGGGGAAAACTTTGCCAGATAAACACTTATCATAATCAGATATTTCAACGCATCCGCGACGGCCTTCATATTCGCCTACTAAACACCAACCTACTTTTTTTGATGAAGGTCCATTCATAATAGGATTGCTATATGGTGTAGAAGGCGTGGACGTTTGTTGTAGGTTCATTTTATTATTGGGGTCGAGTGTTTGTTCTCCGGCACGTTGTAATATTGAACCAACTGATTGAATTGTTCCTTCCGCAACATCAATGCCAAATTTTGCGGTGTCTCCAACAATGTCTGCGGTGTTATTAATCAAAGTACCACCAGAAACGCCAATTATGCCGAATAATTGACGAAGAACAGGCATAAATACGTCCAATAACATTTGCATAAAGTTTCCAATTAATATTACAATATTGATTCCAAATAATGAGAATAATATTATGACGCCGAGAATAAGTATTAGCACATTTTTAGTGTCACTTGTATCAAATATACTCATGAAATTTGTTGTATGTTGTGTATCCATTATATCATATGCTGTGATAATAATATACTAATTACTAAATAAATATAAATATATTCGTTCATATAATGTCTATATAATAATAGATAAATCTATATGGGCGGAATGATTAGTTTTATGAATACATTTTTTGTGGCAAGTATTCTTATTTGCTGTTTACTTGTGTTGATGTTAATTTATAATTTTAGACAACGGCTAAATACAATTGAATCAAATTATAAGCTAACCCTAGATATGCTTAATAACGTCGTTCAAAAAATGGCGATGATTGAAAATGGTGCTTCCGGTGGGTATGCTACAGAAGAACTCAATGTACCTCCTTATATGGAAATAAACGAACATCAGTACAATGAAGGTGAAGGTGAGGAAAGTGAAGGTGAGGAAAGTGAAGGTGAGGAAAGTGAAGGTGAGGAAAGTGAAGGTGAGGAAAGTGAAGGTGAGGAAAGTGAAGGCGAGGAAAGTGAAGGCGAGGAAGATAATAACGTAGTTCCCGAGTTCGTTATGGTATCTGAAAGTGAAATAGAAGTCGATGAATTAGACGAAATTGGAGATGATAATACTATTAGTACCGAAGATGGTAAAGAAATGGCACTCAATCTTGAAAATGAAGGCGAACTAATTTATGAAAAAATGAGTTTGACTCAACTTCGTGCTCTGGTTAAGAGTCGTGGATTATCAAGTTCTGTATCTAAAATGAAAAAGGCGGATGCGTTGGTACTATTATCAGCATAATCATAGCTGTAATAATTGACAATCTAAAAAATTATTGAATAAAACATTATTATTTTTATTCAATCTATAACCCCCGACAACTGTAGGATTCGAACCTACGCGTCCATAGGACAATGCCTTAGCAGGGCACCGCGTTAACCACTCCGCCAAGTTGCCAAACCAATATACAAGCACTGAGGATTGAACTCAGATTTCAACGGTGTTAACGTTGTGTTCTAACCATTAAACTATGCCTGCACGACAGCTACAGGATTCGAACCTGTGCGGCGTTCGCCAATCGATTTCTAGTCGATCTCCTTAACCACTCGGACAAACTGTCAAAATATTACATTCATTGTCTTTCAAATTATGAATATAGGATAATATATATCCAATATTATAACAAATATTGTTTTTATGTTGATTTTTAAATATCTAATGAAATGATATTTTTATCTGATTTTTGTTTTCGTTTTTGAGAACGTTTGGGTACATTTGAACCAGTAGAATATTGACCGATTGAGTTTGCACTAATAACTGAATCCTCTTTATTTTCATTTTGAATATTTACACTTTTTGTTTTCAAACCAGCAAGAATATTATCTATGTCGCTATTTGCTGGGCCCCTCATTTCAGGTCGTGAACTCTTTTCCTGCGAGTTTAAATTCTGGACGCCATCAAGGTCAATACCCTTTTCATTTAAAGAAGCGCGAATATCGGGTCGGGATGATGTTTTTTTAGCTGGTTGTGTACGAGTTGATTTTGTTTCTTGTGGTGCTGGCGGAGGAGGTCCCTGAGGACGCATTTCTTGTTCGTTCATCATATTATTCATGAATCCAAAACCTTGGGATTGTTGACTCATTGTATTTACAGTTGCATCACTAAATGCTTTCATCAGGTCTGGATTTTGACGGATGACATCATTAAATCCGGGTGCTGCGGTAGATAAAGCTTTATTTGTAAAGTTCACTACAGCAGCACTAAACCCAACACGTAATACAAGTGATAACTCGGGAGCCATTTTACCACCTTTATATTTTTCGTGAAGTTCTGTAAAGATCTCATCGTAGCTGTCAATGTCTTCATTGATTTGTTCGCCCCAACCATCCAAATTCAAATCAAACGGATTAAATGCCGCGTTTGCGTATTCAATGGAATTTACTGCGGTCATAAACCACCACCCCTGTAATTTAATACTATCTTTTTTACGTTTATCGTCTAACGCAGTTTCATACTCATCTTCTACCTCGTCAAACGGACTTTCCATATTTAATTCCAATTTACCACTTATCATACCTTTTTCGTGCCATTGTTCCAACTTCTTCAACATAATACGCTTCTTTCTACGCATTTCACGCTCATTCATTCGTGGTTTTACCTCATTCATAAATGACTCACTTGGAGGTTTCATAAATCCACCACTATTTGATCCAATTGTTTCAATAGTAGCCGCACCTAATCTTGAATCATTATTTGATTGATGGGGTTCATCAATCGCGGGAATCTTAAACGTTTCGCCCATTGACAAAGGTTTTTCGGAAAACACGGATCTTGACACTTGTGGCTCAGATGAGCTAAGATCATTCAATTCATTTTCAAGCTTATCCAAATCTCCAATATCAATATCACTTGAAGCAGATGGCATATTTCTATCATTCATTAATAGCTCAACACCAATACCTAAATTAGATGATGGTCCATCGTTTAAATTCATATTAAGTGGTTCAATATCGTCGAAACCTAAATTAATTTCCATTTATCTAAACACAGAATTTATATTTATATCTTTTACGCAACAATTAATTTATTTTCAATATACCAAATACCTTGTAAAAAAGCGTCGGCTAAATCGTCTTTTTTCTTCACTTGTAATTTACACTTCCAGTCTTGTAAATATTCATATTTATGGTCTAGTAATTCATTGCAATAAAAAATACCATTCTTTTTATTTGCCTTATAATTGCTTGTTGTATTAGTTTCCATGTGTTTGTCAAAATATTTCAACTTGTTTTGAGAACTTACAAATATGATATTTATATCGTCATTTTTCATAATAAAATATTGTGCCAACATACCCTGTATTGTCTTCATACGATTAGCAATCGGACTAATTTGGTTCTCAATCAATACGTGTGTGATTGTGCTACTATCAATTGTCAAATCTCCACAAGCTTTTATTTGTTTTCCTAAATGTACGAGGTCATATTCGTCGCATTTTTTCTTTTTTCCTTCGATTTTCTCTAAAACATTAGATTCATACAGAGACATTATTTTACTACAACATTCTTGTTTCGTATACTTATTAATGGATATATGATACTGTTTACAAAGCGCTATCAATTCATCTATATTTTTCTTTGATAATTTGTGTTTGGTAAAGTCTTTTGACGGAAGCCAATATTTACATTGTTTACTATGGACGTTACAGAAATAAACATCATTTTTTTTGTATTGTGCTTTCTTATTACATTTTTTACCACTTTTAAGCAGATGACAGCATTCGTGTTTATCAATCGTTGTATCTTCAATTAGATCCATTATTTCCCATTGTGTAA